GTCAGGCAGTCGATATGACAGCCTCGGCCTGGATCAATGAGCCCAAGGAACGCAAGGGCGATCCGGCAGCGCGCGCTGCAATCGAGCAGATCCATGATATTCTTCTCGAACACCAGCTGACGATCAGCATTTCTGTTGCCGCCAAGCAAGGCGACGAGCCGCGCAACTTTCCAAAGATCGGATCTTGGAACTTGTTTCCGAACCGCAGGCCAGACCAAGCGCAATCCGCGCCACCGCCGCAGCAGCAATACCAGCCCGCTCCTGCACCGCAGCAGCAATGGCAACAGGAGCCAGCACCGCAACAGCAGTGGCAACCGCAGCAGAACAACGATCCGAACAACTGGCGGTGATCTGATTTACCAGGGGCGTTGAAATAATCTGCGCCCCTGGAATTATAAAAGCAGCAAACAAGCTGATAAAAACGAGGTAAGAAATGCAAAAGTTTATTGATTGCCCTGACTGCGATGGAAGTGGCCGCCTTGAGTTAGACGATTGGGTTCCTAAAAGCTCGACTTGGCACGGCGATTTTGAAAGCAAGATGTATGATTGCGAAAACTGCAACGGAAGCGGGCAAGTAGAACCTCTCGAAACTGAGGAGGATCTTTAAATGGGTGTAAGAATTACGGACAAAGAAGTTGCAGTCTTGATTCGTTGTGCAAATATGGGGCTGACGCAAGGCCAGGCAGCAGAGCTTACATTGCTTTCTCCCACCGTTGTCTCAAGGGCGGCAACGAAATACTGTATCAGGTTTCACACTTACAGGGAAAATGAAGATGGAAGAAACGCGCGAACAGCTAAAGTATCTGCAAAGGTTAAAGCGAATTACGAGCCTAATGATAGAAGACAGCAGGAAAAGAAGCAGGCTCAACCTCAAAATGCAATTAGAAGAAATCCTAGCTCTAGCTACAATGATAGAAAGGAATCTAGAAGAGAGCGGGCAATAGAACAAATAGCTCTTGCTAAAACACCGGCTGAAAAGAAAGAGATTGCTTACGCTTGGAATGTTATGGAGTTTGAGATTGAAATGGCGATGCTAAAAAAGCGACCGCCCCTTCCTGTTCCAGAAAAAAAGAAAGAGTCTGCCGTAGTTGCGATCCACCTGGCGAAAATGAAACAGATCAATGCAGCGGAAAAAGTGCGTGAAATGATTTTACGTTGCTTCACGCCAGGCGAAGACTTAACCGCCAGACAGGTCAGCCAAAAACTTTTGCGAAAGAATGTAAAAATGACAGCGCAAAGTGTGAACGGGTTTATAAATGGAATGGCCCAGGCCGGTAAGTTGCACCGGCGCAAAGGACCGTCCGGCAGGTACGATCGAACATACTGGCATTACTATTTACCAGAGGGGCAAAGCAATGACTGACGAAGAGATTGAACGCAAATTGCACATTGCAGGCGCGCTTGGATGCGCCATTGGCTTCATATGCGGCGCTGGCCTCATGGCGGCGGTGGGCATTATATTTTGAAGTCGTGTGGGTGGCCGTTGAAGTGAATGCTGGCACATTTGGTAGCAACGTCATCTAGGCTAAACAACCGCCCGATTGGGACAAAGCGATTTGTATTGTGATGAAAGCCACCCACTAAAGATTTATAGCAGCGCATCAAATTGCTTCAAGCTTTTATGCGCTGCTTTTCTTTTTATTCATCATCGAAATTCGCTTGCCTTTTGCTACAGCCTCGCTCTTCGATGATGCGCCCCAGGCCTTCAACGATTTAAGAAGCGGCGTATCTGTACCGTCCTTCTTCTTTGTTGGGCCAGGCATCTTGCCCATCCGTTGCAGGAAGGCGGCTCTCCGCCCACTGTTGCCGGTTCTTTCTGGTGGCCTGCTCATGTTAGGCTTTCCTGCTCATCATGGATTTCTTTTTAGCGGTCTTCTCGCTGTCCTTAAAAGCCTGCGCAGTTGGTGCGCCTGGTGATCCAGGCTTGCGCATCTTTTCGCCAGATCCAGCGGCGATCCGCTTTCTTTTGTTGTCGATATTTTTGTAAAGTCCTGGTTTAGCCATCTGCCATCTCCAATGCTGTTTCTAATGTTTCCTTGTTGCGGCGCGTCCAGCCTTTGCCAAACGTCTCAAAAGTTCCCAACCCCTCATAAAACCTTTGCCGCGTGTGATACACTGCCTCTATAATCTCTTTAGGATCTTTATCTGCCACAGCTTGCAAAGTCATAGGCCCGATTGCACCGTCTTGCTTTGCACCCACGGCGCGCTGGATAGCCTTTGCTGGCCGACCGCTCCCGGAATTCACAGCCCAATCAAAGCAACACCAATCAAGGCCGCTAGGTAGATCGTCACCGCGAACCTTATCCCAATAGTTTTTCTTGTAGATCGGAGCTACATCATCAGGCGTTAGGTCACGCATTTCTTGCTCACTGCTTTCCCGGCCAATCCATTTATCATAGACAGCCTTGGTCACACCGAGATTAGTCATACCACCCGGATCTTTCGGGTGATTTACAAAGCCGCCTTCGTGCTTGAGCAGCATCCTTAAACAATGTCCAAAGTTCTCTTTCATTTTTTGCCTCCAAAAAACTTAGTTGCTGATCTTACAGCAAAGCTACTGGCAACGATTACACCTAACGTGTAGCTGTACCAACCTGGCATTTTTTCCAGCGCCGCAAAACCATTAGTCACGGCATCGTCTGCCCACTCAAAAGGCAAGAACGCCAGGATAAGCGGGATAGAAAAAAGCAATACAAGATATTCATCTTTCCAACTGCTTTGCGTACCCTGGGCCATAATCTTTTCCCAGTCAGCTTCTGACGTAGCGGCAGATTTCATTATGGTTGCCTTGGCCTCCGCTTCTACCAGCTTGAGGTTTGCAGACGCAGCCTGCGCGCTTGCCTTACCTTTAAGCCAGCCGCCAGCTAACTCAGCTACTGGGCCGATCAGTGCCTGGATCATTTGTCCACCTCATACTCTACCTTCGAAGTTGAGCCCGTGCTGGTTACGCTAGTCTTAGACTCTTTACCCATCCAGATGGAAAAGGCTGCCGTGAAAGTGCCAGTGACCACTGAGATCAGTCCTGCCTGGCTCACTGACAAGTCTGGCTGACCCATTGCCCATTCCAAACAGCGTATGTACATGACTGTTGTGACGAACATCATGAGACGCGGCAGCACTTTCCAATTATCTAATACTGTGTGTGCCATGTAGCTTCCTACCTTTCTGTAAAAGTAAAAGAACTTCCTGGAAATCTCGGCCTGATCGAGCAGCCAAACCCTCAATGATTAGCTCAACATTCTGATCGAAGAGGTGTATGATCTCTGCGTCCTTCATCTACCATTTGCCTTGTTGCTTACCGATGAGCCAAAGTGTAGCCGCCAATCCAGCGATCCCGGCCAGAACAATAATGCTGCCGACAACCCACATTATAAGTGCTTCTTTAATTTCAGCCTTGCGGTACGCAGTCTTCTTGCGCTGCGCCCTGATCTTACGGAGCGTGTCCTTATATTCTTCCAAACCTTTCGGGCCGTGCTGAAACATGATGATTGTTTCAATTTCTTTCTTCATAGCTTGAAGGCGCTTTTGCGCAGAGAAAGCATCTATCGCAGCTTGTTCAGCAGAGCCAGTCAATGATGCAAAGATGCTTGGATTCCGTGCCTTCTCAGCGGCGTAATTGACGTCACTGACTGCGCCAGCAAATCGGCTCAGTGCGCCTGACGCATCCCGACCAGCAGCCAGCAGGGTCTTGGCGCTAGATACAGCAGAGGCTGCAATTGAAAGGGCTGAAATAGGATCAATCATGTTTCAACAAATCTCGCTGGGCAGATAAACAAATGGCTGACACGATAAACCCTATCGTACCACAAGCCATTCTTTGCAGTGCCGCAGTTGTAGAAACAGTATTGGAACAACTGGTTCCCGCCTTGCGTCCAAGCGTGATTGAATGAGACAAAGGCGAGAACACAGATCATCACCCCATCTTAGTCAGCACAGCAACTAAGAGTGCAATAATAAAGCCTGTCGTGCCAATCATGATTGCCTCAAGACGCTTAACCCTACCAAACAAATCTCGGAATTGAATTTTCATCTCTGTTTGCATGGCGATCACCTCTTTCTCAAGGCCATCAATGCGATCATGCGCGGAAGCTGCTGTACGTTTATCCATTGTCTTTCCTTACGCGTTCAGAGCGGCAAGATCGTCCCAAACACGTTGAGCGTGAGCAGCGGCATCAAAGGCAACCGTTGCGTCAGGGTCATTTGGATCAGGGTCAGTCCAGC